CTCAGCAAAACAACTCATTGATGAATACCTTCAATCTTGAAATAGAAAAGCATTACAAGGAATGGCAGAAGCTTTGCCATGAGCTCTTGCCAGCTCATAAAGATTTAGCTGATGACTTGCTCCATGACACATTGATGAAAATAATAGAGGCAGATCAGGACAAGTTGGAAGACATCATTCAAAGAGGAAAAATTCATGCATATGTGACAAGTGCTTTGAGACTCGCAGCATATTCATCGAACAGCTCATTCAATTATTCGTTTATGAAATTTTCAAGGATGGCAGTGGAGCTGAATGGAGACATACCTGATGACTTGTCTTCAGTCATAGCTCAGAGAATAGGCAAGGAGCAGCTTGATATCTACATCTCAAGACTTCCATTTTTCGAGAGAGAGCTTCTCTTTCTCTATGCACTGGATGGATTCTCATACGGACAACTAAGCAAGGAGACAGGAATACCAAAACCATACTTATATCAAACAATTAAAAACGCAAAGAAGATACTTAGAAAATCCATAACAAGATGACAAGAGAAGAATACAACAAACGCATTGATACATGCAAGAGCTGTCCTGTCTACTCAGAGAAATGGGGAACTTGTGGAGTGCCAACTGATGCCATTAATCCATTCAAGACAGCTGTTGAATTGGATGGCATTCTATTCAAGCCATGTGGCTGTCCTGTTGAACACAAGGCAGTCTATGCAGTGAGCAAATGTCCAGCGAACAAATGGCCTGAGATCAGTCAGAAATCTCTTCAAGAAGAGACTCTTGAATATATTGCTGAATTGAAGAAAAGAAATAGACTTGTGCCGGGTGACATGGCCAAGATATATCAGCTCCGAAGGGATGTGCTTGGAATCAATGATGGCAAGACAGGCACTTCATGTCCACCATGCTTAGAGAAGATAGTCAATGATATAGAGACAAAGTTATTGCAAGACATCAAGCAACAATCAAAAGAGACTTCAATAGAAGCTCCAAAGAAGACAATTAAAAGAACTAAAAAGAAAAAAGGAGGCACAGATGCTACTGCTTAAATTGTATTTAATTATTGCCATTATTCACGTCATTGCATTTGTTGCATTCGTGAAATTCTTCCAGACCAAACCACTGAACAAATTCACATGGATAGGTATTGGAATGCTTGCTGTTGGATTCCCTATCTTCTGGATAGGATTCATTATTGCAAAGATTAACCATAGAAGGTGAATAAGTAGAGAGGCAACTAATGAGATTCTTTCTCATCTTTGTCTTGTCAATCATGGTTGGAAGAGATTAACAGCAGCGTGATTGATGTATGAGTTACTGTGGGATGACTATCAAAGCTCAATGGTATGATTAAGGTATAAGCCATAGGATAGTCAGGAGGGGTAGTCCTTCTTAAGATAGATACCAGACTGATGCACACTACTGATGACATCAGGACACAATTGCGAGAGGCTCATCTGACGAGTAAATTGCAAATAGTGGGAGTCCAACTCTTTGAGAGATCATTGAGCTTAGGATACTTGTGATTCTCACTTATGCTCAAGGTCTATCTTCTGAGTAAATTATATAAGTAATAAAGTGAACTCATTTTTCCACTATCAAATATGAGCATATACAAACGAATTAAGAAGACTATTCTTGCACTTGAAAAGATTAGTTTTGACTATGATGGAGTGCTGACTACAAGTCAGGGACTATCATTGATTAAACGCAAGATAACTGAAGGCTATGATGTGTTTATCATCAGTGCAAGAGGTAACAACAGAAAGAATCCAGTCTATCAATTGGCATCTGAATTAGGCATTGACAGAAGTCATGTGCATATCACAGGCAACAATGCGAACAAAGTGCTGACCATCAAGAGACTTGCCATCAACAAACACTATGACAACAATCCAGATGTGGTGAAAAGAGTCAATGAAATGACAATAGCTGAGGGGGTGCTTGTAAGTTATGAGTGATGATCATGCATTTTTGAGAGCTCAGGTGAGAGCTTTCCATCCTAATTGGACAAAAGAACAAGTTGAGGCAGAGATAGAGAAGATACTCAAGGGAGATGATGGAGAAGACTGTCTGTATTGTGGTAGTTAATGTTAAGATATGTGGGTGAAAATCAAACATTTATTGACATATAAAAAGACATGATAAGAAAGCACATACCAATAGACTCTCTCTATATCAGGGAAGACAATCCTCGACTCTTGAAGAAATCTAAATTCAAGAAGCTGAAGAAGTCTATTGAAAGTTTTCCCGAGATGATGATGGTCAGACCAATTGTCATCAATGAGAAGCATGAGATTCTTGCTGGCACAATGAGATATCTGGCAGTGCAAGAGCTTGGATGGGAAGAAGTCTTTGTCATCCAGGTGAATTGGAGTGAAGAGGAGCAGAAAGAATTCATGATCAAGGACAATACACATGCTGGAGATTGGGACACTGACAAGCTCTTCAATCTTTTTGATGTGCCTGATTTGATGGATTGGTCAGTGCCAGTGGTACATGAAGTCATGCTTGACTCATTGCCATACTCAGACATCACATTCAGATTCAAAGACAAAGATGCTGACTTCGTTATCAGTCAGCTCAAAGAACATGGAAAGACATTGGAAGAGGGACTATTAAACTACTTAAAAAATGGCAAAGGATAAAATAACAACATCACTTCAAAAGGCAACAATGCTTGAGTCAATAGAGAAGACTCTTGGTGTCATAACTCAGGCAGCAAAGCTTGCCGGCATAACAAGACAAGCTCACTATCAGTGGATGCAACAGGATCCTGAATACAAAGCAGCAGTTGAGGCAATCACAGAAGTCTCTCTTGACTTTGCAGAATCAAAGCTATTTGAATTGATGCAAGGTGCATTCTCACAGACAGTTACCAGAGACGGTGAGATTGTGAATATCAAAGATGCTCCAAATACATCAGCCATCATTTTCTATTTGAAGACGAAAGGCAAGCACAGAGGCTATGTGGAAAGAACAGAGCAAGCCATTGATCTGAAGTCAATCAACATAACCATTGATGGAGGGGTGAATATATGACACCACAAGAAAAGGCAAAAGAATTAGTAGATAATTATTGGATATATCTGCGAGCTGGACTTCTTTACGATGATGAAGCTAAAGAGGATGCCAAGCAATGTGCATTGATTGCAGTTGATGAACATTTCAAAGGCATGTCATTTACCTTTGGATCTATTAGTGATAGGAGCTTGAAATTTTGGAAAGAAGTTAAAAAAGAAATAGAGAAGCTATGAGCACAATTGAAATCTCAATCAAATACAGAGATCAGAATCTTGGGACATTCATTGACTTCATGACAGCTGGAGATGACTACATCTCAAAAATGGTAGCTATCACAGGACTTAAAAGAACTCAGCTCCTCAATGTGCCAATGGCAAACTTGGAGAAGTCAGTGAGTGCTTATGTGGAGAATCTCAAAGCTGATGAAAAGCAATTCAATAAATTCATCACAATAGATGGAATCAAATTCGGATTTCATCCTAACCTGAAGAGCATCACTTTTGGAGAGTGGTTGGATTGCATTGAATTCAGCAAGAACTATCCGCACACAATTGACAGACTCATGGCTGTGCTTTACAGACCAGTGACATCAGAGATTAATGATGTCTACACAATAGAGGACTATGACAGCAACAAGAATGAGCACTATGCAAAGCTTATGCGAAAGGTGAAGCTTCCACTTGTGAATGGGTGCATGCTTTTTTTTTCGACATTAACAAAAGATTTACTGAACAGTTTCCCCGAATACTTGGAGGAGGAGATGAGCAGATTGAAGAAGGAGCTGGAGGAACTTCAGAGAGAGGAACAACTTTAGCGTCCAAATACCATTGGTTTCACCTGATTGAAGAGATGGCATCAAGAGACATCACTAAGATTGACTCCATCACTAAGACTCCAGCTGCAACAGTCTTCTTGCATTTGTCATACATGATTGACTACTACAACACACAGATGAACAATTTGCCATCTTAATTCCACTATCTATTATGAGTGCACTTAACTACCACTATAAGATTCTCATTGAGAGATTCAAGCAATTCACGAATGCTCATCCTCAATTGAGAAGATTCACACATGGTGAAATATCAGACAGTGATCTGGAGAAAGAAGCTGAATGGCCATGGCTACACATCAAGCCACAAGCTGTATCTTATGAGACAGGACAGAAGGTCTACAGATTCACAGTCTTCATCTGTGATTTGCCAAGAGTAGAGGAAGACAAGACAGGCTATGAGGCCGAGTCAATCAATCTGTGCTCACTGATCATGGGTGACTTTCTTGCATCATTGCAGTTAGGCACTTTACTACCAAAAGAAATAACACTTCAGACTCCTGTATCAGCAGAGATATTTATGGAAGAATACAAGCATACATTGACAGGAGTCACTGCTGATATCAATCTTGCTGTGGATTGGAATTGGAGTGCTTGTGATGTTCCAGTAATACCAAATTAAAAGCTATGCCGACAACAAGTACAGGAGCAGACTACAATGATCTGATAAATACATCTGGAGGAGGTGGTAGTCCAACAGGTCCAGCTGGAGGTGACTTGACAGGCACATATCCAAATCCAACAGTTCACAAAATTCATGGTGAAGATGTGCAAAGCGGTACACCATCAATGCATGACATACTTGCATATGGTGGAAGTCCAGCTAAGTGGAGACATTATAAAATACCTATCATCAATAAAATCAAGACAACAGATGGCACTGCTGTAACAGGAACAACTGCAAACACATTAACAGATAGTATCTTGATTCCAGCAAATACGGTAGCAGTTGGTGATATCTTATCTATCAGAAATAGAGTAAGGAAAACAGGCACAGCTGGACTGCTTTCAGTGAGAGCTTATGTCAATACAAGTGCAGCAATAGGAGGAGCAAATGTGGCAATATCTTCCAATGCAAACACTTCAAGATTCTCACAAATGGTGAGACAATTAGCAGTTAAATCATCTACAAATACTGAGAGCTTTCCCATTTCAGGGGTATACACAGATGATGCTCAGACAGGCACCGTTGTGGTCAGTTCAAATATCGATTGGACAGTAGATCAATATCTAGTTATTTCAGTTCAAAATACGAGTGCAGCAGATAGCACAATAAGCTCATTCATTCATGTACAAATCAATAAATCAGTATAATGGAAGAACTACAATTGAAAGGCATGGAGATGACATACAGAGGAGAGCAATATCTTCTCCATTCGTTTGAGGCAATAGATGATCAGTGCATTCACTTGCATTTAAACGATGGCATTTATGCTGTCACTTTACCTTGTATCATTAACACGAAAGTAATTACTACACTTCAGCAATTCGAGGAGGCAATGAAATGAGCATTCTCGCTGAACTCTTTGAGAATGGCAAATTGCTTGAGGTTATGATGGACTTTGGTGAAGAAGTGGTGCGACAAGCAAGAAGCAACATCAGGATCAGTCAGACCAAATTCGGCAAGAAGAGAAAAGCATCAACAAGTGGAGCACTTCAGGCATCTCTCAAATTTGATGTTGATGTGAACACTGGAGCTTTGACTTTTGGAAGTGATTTAATCTATGCAAGGACAATTGAATTTGGAGCACATGGAAAGGAGAGCTCTCCAAAGGGAGAGAGCAAGTGGATGACACCAGCTCGCAAACCACCAGCGGAAGCAATTCTCAAATGGATGGACATGAAGAAAATAAGACTTAGAGAGAAGACTGCAAGTGGAGGAAGCAAATTTGCAAAGGAGACACCAAGCAAAAGAAAGTCAGTAGCTTATGCCATTGCTAAATCAATAGAGAAGAAAGGAATATCTCCTCTCGAATACTACCAAGATGCATATAAAGAGACACTGCCTGACTTCTTACCACAGATACTTGATGCCATGAATGAAGGCATTCAGCTACACATATTAAACCAATCAAGAACGCTTAAAACAATGAAGCAATGAGCATAACACTATTGCAAAATCCATACGAATACACACCATTAAAGCAGAAGCTTGTACTTGTTGCATCATCCACAGCAGTGGGTAACACAGGATTCAGGTATATAGTTGAAGTGGCTGATGGTGGAACTAACTCACAGAAATTCTATATTCAGCCTAATCCACAAGGAGCTCTTGTTTTTGACTTGTATCCAGTTATTAAAGATTGGATGACATTGGATGTGACTGATAACGGAGGGATGCAGAACGTCTTCTCAGCTACAACTTGTGAGCTATATTCAGATACTCACAATATCAAAGATATTTCAGTCGGTATTCTTGAGGGTTGGAATGTGCTTGGGGTATTCACTGAAGATCCTGATTCACTTTCACCATTAAAATTCAATATGAGTGCATTCAATGGAGCATTTCAGAGCTTCTTGGGATATCAGCCAAATCCACAAAGCTACTACTCACTTGAGTCGAATATCAAAGATGTGATGACTGACTTGACTCAAGATACCTACAACTTGTCTCATCTTATTAGTCAGTATTCATTGGGATCAACAACAGTGGGAATGATTGCAAATGAGTCAGACTTTGGAGTAGTGACTTTGCCGACTGATGATGGCACAAGACTCTTCAATAACAAGATTGATACAATTCAAGTTGTGCAATACAATGCAGCTGGAGCTCCAATTCAGACAGATACATTCAGCATCACAATGACTGAAGGAACTTTGACACATGCTCCACTTTATCCAGCGAATATAAACAGCACTTTTGGACTCAATGCAAATTGGAATCACTATCTCTGCTCATTCAGATTTGCAGGTCTACCAAGAGCAAGAGCACTTGCTGTATTTAAGGGAGAGGATGATTGCAGATTCGACAATGTC